GGTGGAATGGCGTCAGGGTTGCCAGCGTCCAGCAACAGGCGCTGCACGTTGTAGTTCGCCGCAATGTTGTCAAGGTCGGTGCCAACCGCGTAGGCCAGCGTCGTTGCCTTGATGGCCTCGTTGCCTCGCTGGCGCTGCAGGAATTCGCGGTATGCGACGACTTCCAGCACCTTGTGCGCAGGGTCGGACTCCACCATGGCCGAAAACGACGGATCGCGCGCCACCAGGTCGGCAACCATCGCCGCCAAGATGGTTTCATAGTCCAGCGGTTCGACAGCAGCAGGGAAGGGTAGCTGTGACAGGTCAACAGCAGTGAAATTACTTGCCATTAGCTTTTCTTGATAACGATGCCGTCCAGCGTCACCACACTGCCTTCAGGCAGGTATTCGCCAGTCACGTCCAATTCGACGCTGCCAGGCGATGCGGTGACGACACTTATTTTCTTCACGCGAAAGCGCGGCTCCCACTTAGTGATAGCCGTCACGCCAGCAGCGATGATTTTTGTGATGGTTTCGCGGTTAATGGGCGCATCAATCAGGCGCGGAAGCTCGCTTCCGTAGTCGCGACGCATCACGCGCGTGCCCAATGGCGTGCGCAGGATGTCGGCGACACTCTGGCGCATGTGATCCAGTCCGCCCAGCCGCTTGCCCGTCGATGCGTTCATTCCGTCCATGCTGCCATTGTGGGCTACATGGGCGTAATGTTCCTCTGGTGGGTTTTCCGACTACATACGAGCGGCCACAACTTCGATAACTATCGTGCGCCTATCGTCGCGCGCAGGCGTGCCTGTGTAGTTGAAGTCAAGGTGGACGGGGTAGCTGTAGCCAGGCATGCCACCATCCAGCAACACGGTGACCGCGTTGCCGGTCTTTACCGTTTCTACCACTGTTAGGCCAGTTGCTGTGACGCTGAACGTGTCGATGTTCGCGCCAACAAGCGCCATAACGTCGCTTAGGTCCAGCGTGTAGTCCAGCGTCTTGCCTGCCGCCTTCTGAATGTGCGGCAGGCCGTCCTTGATGATGTATCCGATAGTATCCATGGTATGGCCTATGCGTTGAATTTGATTGCGCGATCTTCTGGCGCAAAGACAAAACGCCTGTCTTCAGCAATGAATCGAAGAGTGCGTCGGGGCGATGGCTTGAAAGGCAGCGGGTTAACTATTGCGCCAGGCGACAGATTCGGCTGGTTCGATCCCGCGCCAGAAATGATATGCCTCTGTATGATCGCGCCCGATGTGCTGCCGCTTGCCTGAATGGACGCGCTGCCTGACAGGATATGCTGCTGCTGGCCCAATTCGGCTGTGCTGGAAGCATTGGCCTGGCCGGAATTCGCGCCAGCCAGCTGGTGGCGCTGGATGATGGCCGCAATTCCGCTGGCGTTTTCCTGTGCCGACGCAGCGCCAACAAGTACATGCGACGACTGCGCGGCGGAATTCGCCCCAATGGCTTCCGACGATAGCGGACTGAAGCCGATCATTGCTTAGGACAGCCCGCTGTAGCCAGCTGGCGGCGTTTGTGCCCACGCAGATGCGCCGAAATTGACGGTGACGCCACAAGGCGGCGTCCCGCCTTTCATGCTGAACATCGCAAAGATTGTGCCGGTGATGCCGGTATATGCCTGACCCTGTGATACGCCGTTCTTGTAGAACGTCAGCGTGCCAGCATCCAAGTCCAGCGCAACGCCGATTATGTCGCCGGTTGCATAGCTTGCGCCGTAAGATGCAGACGAATTGGTGTGGAACTTCTGGCCAGTCTGGTAATAGCCCCAGCCATTCACATCGGAGCCAACGAAGTTGGTCAGCGCCGCGCCAGAACTGCCCACGCCCAGCATCATTGCGTTCGCGTTGACCTGGTTCAATGTGATTTCCCAGTACCACTTGCCGGATGTTTTGCTCACAGTAGAACGCACGCCCTGCCACGCCGCATTGCCCACCTGCCCGGTGCCGGTCAGATCGCTGTTCGACAGCACCATGTTGGCGTTCTTGTCGGCTGGGTTCAGCGTGGCAAAGCTAGCTGGCGCGCTTGGCGTCACGCTGTTGGATGCCGCAGATTCGGCGGAGTTGCCCACGCCATTCGTCGCATGAACCGTGAAAGTGTAAGCGGTGCCGTTCGTCAGTCCGGTGACGTTGATCGGGCTGCTTGCTCCATTGGCAGTGATGCCGCCAGGGCTGGATGTTACGGTGTAACCGGTGATGGCGGTCCCGCCATTGTTGGCTGGCGCGGTGAACGCGACAGATGCAGACGCATTTCCAGAGGTTGCCGTGCCGATTGTCGGCGCGTCTGGCACGGTCGCCGCAGCGCTTGCTGTGTAAGTGATGTTGCTAGGGTTGGTCAGGCCGCCGTTGTTCGTCACGCTGATAGTGCGCGCGCCGGTCGATGTCGGCGTGTAAGTGAATGTCGCAGACGGCGAGCCGGAAGTAAGACTGACAGAGGCAGGCGAGAACGAACCGCCTGCGCCGACATCCGATGGCGTCACCACAACGGTGCCGGTGATGGTCCCGCCGACTGGCGTCACGCCAATAGTGAAGTTGGTTGATGCGGCATTTGCGGCCCCACTGGTAGGCCCGGTCATGGTCATGCCGGTAGCAACTGGCAGAACGTTGTCGGTGATCGCCAGGCCAGAGAAATCTGCCAGCAGGTTGCCCGCCACGTCACGCGCCTGGTTAGAGCCTGGCTGCGTGTAAGACGCCGTGCGTGTTTCGCCGTTCACAAATGCTGGAGTGACGGTTAGGCTGATGGTGCTGCCGGAAATGGACACGCCTGTGACAGTGTGGCCCGTCACCGCGAACGCACTGGACGAAGGCGCAATGCCGCTGTTCATTGCTTCCGACATCGAAATGGATACGGTCGTTGGCGTTGCATTGGCAACGGCTGCAGACAGCGCTGTTGGTGCTGTGGTGTCGGCGAAACGGTAGGCAATGGCAGTCTTCACCGCCAGCGCCGCCCTGGAACCCATCACACGATAGCCCTGTGCGTTGTAGTGGACGCCGACGTTAAACCCTGAAGCGCCAGTGACGTAGCCGCAGCGGTCGGTTTCACTCGCAACCTGCTGCAGCGCGGACTGGATCGGTCCATAGGTTGCCGAGTTGGCGGTAACGTACTCTGGAACCATGCCGTTGATGACGAACCAGGAATTTGATGCGCCAGTAACGCGCGAGCGAATGCCCGCAATGACGGCCTTCAAGGCGGCTGCGTAGGTTGCCTGGCTCACAGAGTTGATTGCATCTGCCTCGCCTTGCGCCCACACAGCGCCGACAAATCGGCTGCTTGGATAAAGCGCCTGCGCAGCAGTAATCGCCAGGTTCGCGTTCGTGATGGCCCCTTCATAAAGCGAGCCGCCAGGGCTGCCGGATGCCCACGGTCCGCCGACAAGGGCGGTACTGCCCATAGCGTATGGGACCAGTAGCACGCGCCGGTTCGTGGGTATCGCGCTCGCATAGGCGCGCCCGAACCACGTGCCTAGGCCCATCTGTCCAGCCTGCGGGCCTTCTGAATGCGGCATAGGGTCGGAGGCCAACGTCAGCTTGCGGTAAGTTCCTGTGTCACCTGTGGAGCCGCCGAACTGCCACACACGCGGGTCTGTCACGTCCACCAGGGCTTCCAGTGTTCCGCGTCCCGCCATGTTCGACTGGCCGATAAGTAGAACGATGTCGAATCCGACATCATCCTGGTTCGTCATCCCTGCCGCCATCGTCTGCGCAGGCATGGTGCAAAACACGTCCTTCGCACCAGCAGGGAAGGATACAGCCGCACCAGCGTTCGAACTGGCAAGAACGGCTTCGCGCGTCAGCAGGCTGGCGCTGGTAAGCGTGTAGCTGGAAATCTCCCAGTTACCTGCGGTATCGGAAACGCAAACAGGAATGCCTGTTGTGCCGACTGCAAGCGCAGCAGCGAATGCACGAAAACCTGCCGGAGCGGATTGGTTCAGTGCGACGGTCGCGGTGCTTGTCGCGGTCGTCGTGTCTTTCACGCGGTCTGCGTAGTTCATCGCTTAGGTCGGCTGGTTGCTGGTGTAGGTCAGTGCCGGAAATTCGACAGGGTTTCCAGACATGATTGCCTGGTCAGACGTTTCGTCCGTTACCCACAGAACCTTCGCGCTGCCATCGGTGAATGCAATGTGCAGGTTCGAACCTGCAGTAGCGCCTGCAGTGGCGTTCACGGATTTGTTGCCAGCACTTGTCACGGTGCGACTGCTGCCAGACGACGCGATGGTGAAGTCGCCAGACGCCATGGTGACTTCTGCTAGCTTGTTTCCATTCACGGTCGCGTAGCTATCGCCAGCAGCGTAACCGGAAATCAGCAGCATTTTCGTCGCGCCGTTCTTGATTGCGTTAAGCCCGCCGTCCAGAACGTCGGCGTGTACCCATTTTGCCATGGTGGATTACCTGGTGAAGTTGATTGCGCAATGGTAGGCCGCACGAGGCTGCCTATCCTCTGGTGGGTTTTCCTTACGCCTGCGCTGCAGTGGTCGGCGCGGTTGCGCCCTGTGCGGTGTGGTGGTGCGTCTTCAACCCGATGGCGTCGGCTTTCACGTCAGCGCCGGTCACGACAAGGTTGCCGCCGTCAATCGCTGCGCCGCCGTGGCCAGTAATCAGGCCGTCCACGGTCAGCGCTTGCGTGCAGTGAACCAGAGGCGTGGCCAGTTCCACCTTCGTTTCGGCGTTCACGGTCGCTGTCTTGCAGTTGACGATGACGTTGCCGTTGCCAGCCACGGTGACGGTCAGCGTGTTACTGGCGCTGTCGTACTCCACGGTGCTGCCGTCCGGGTAGACGGTTGTTTCCTTATCCTTGCTGGTCGCAGGCGCTGGGTGATCGTCCTGGAAGATCGCAGGGCCGACGATGGCCTGGCTGGTGTCGCCATAGGGCGCGAACACCAGGTGCTGGTCGCCTGGTCGTGGAGCTGACCAGGTGCGCGTTTCGCCCGCGCGACGTTCGCCCCACGGAAGCCAATCCGTCGTCAGGCCGCCAACGCGCATTTTCACGCGGGCGTTAGCTTCGTCCAGTTCAGATACGACGCCGACGCGGATCATGTTCGCCAGCAGGCGTTCGAATTCGGATTTCATGGTGGTGCCACCTGCGTGTAGTCGTCTTCGTGGCCGTTGCCGATTTCTGGCGAAATGCCTACCCATACGGTCGTTGGCGTCAGCCCTTCGTCAGTCCATACGCTTTCGCCAAGGTGGACGACTTGCCGCCACTCGACGCACCAAACTTCGTACTTGTCCAGTTCCGGCTTGAAGTCGCTTCGGTAGGCGTGGATCGCTTCAGGCGGCCCCATGCGGGTGACGATGCGGCGCAAGTCTTTGTGGATGAACTGCGCCAACGCGGCGGACAGCACGCGGGCCGACAGCTTAGCCTGCGGCTCACGAAACCCCAGGATCAGTTCTGCTTCGAAACGAGCGCGGACGGCCAGCTGGTCGGTGCCAGGGTCAACGTCGGGCGCGTCTTCGAATTCGGGCATGTCCAGCAGGCATGCTGGCGTCGGCACGGCGTCGCGGTCTTCTCGGTAGAACTCGCAGGTTTGCAGGGCAGGGAATTGCGCCTGGATTGCGTTCGCGATGCGCGTGTGGACTTCTTCGATTGAAATTGCTGTGTCTGCGTTCATTTTTCGCCCAGGCTATATTTCACGCGGGCCGTTAGGTCGCGCTGGAAGTTTTTCCAGAAAATTTCTTCTGTCTGCACGAAAATCTGGTCTTCGATGACCACTTGCGCGCGGTCGCTGATGGGCAGCTGCTGTTCGATGATGTGCAGGCGGCCTTTGCCTTCGCGCTTGAAAACGGTTTTCCGTTTCTTGAACTTGCTTGTGGCGACGAAGCCACCTTTGAACTGCTGTCCGCGAAATGTCGCGCCATCGCTGCCGCGCTTCGGCGTGCCCTTGAACCAGGACACAGGCATGTCGTTGATACCGAACCACAGCTGCATGCCGTCGCCGCCGGAAACGCGCAGCTTCAGCGACTTCAGGCGCTTGCGCAGCATGTTGATGGTGCGCAGCGCCAGTTCGTCCTTCAGCTTGCGGGCCGCCATGGTGCGCAACGTTGTCGCGGTGCGAGCCAGAGCGCGGTGCATGGCGAACTTGACCTGTTTTTCTGTCGCGCCCAGGTCCATCACCAACTGCTCTATGCCGTTGGCGTCGATTTCAAAGTGAAGCAGGCCCATCTACTACGCCCGCGACAATTCCAACTGCGCCATCCCATCGCCCAGCGCCTGTGGGCGCGTCATGATGTCGTAGGTGATGACGCCGCCGTTCTTCGGCAGCGTAGTCACCACAAGCTGGTCGCCTCGCTTGATGCCAGTACAGCGGTTCATCGGCAGCTGGAATGTCGGCTGCGTCGTGTCTTCGTGGAAGTCGCCAAGCTTACCATCCAGGTATGGGTCTTCCAGAATGCCCGTCACGTCGCGCGTACCGCCCGCCTGGAACTGGACGACGGCGGGCACGGCGAAATCGTCCGTGCTCATGAACTCGTCCAGGTTATCCCAGGCGGGCGATGTCATCGCTTACCTTACGCGCCGGTCTTGCCGGTGATGGTCACGCCGTAGGTGATGGCAGGGGATGCGCCGCCCAGGGTGTTGACCACTTTAACGAACTGCTTCAGGCCGTCCACGTTGCGCAGCTTCGACTGGAAGGATGCGCCGCCAGCGGTAGTAACCTGGTCGAAGGCAATGCCGCTGTCGGTGTAGGTGCCGCCGCTGGTGTCGCAGTGGGTCAGCTTCACGTCGGAAGTCTGCGCCGCGCCTTCAGGTGCGGACGAATTCAGGGTGAACAGAACTTCGCCGGTGAACTTGGACAGGTCAACGGCGGCGCTGGTGTCGGTCGCGGTGATGCGTTTCGACGGTGCCACAACAGCCTGGGTCAAACGTGCAATGATTTGCATGGTGGTGGTTCCTCAGTGGATTTTGAAATTACTTCTTTGCCTTGGCTTTCGGCTTTGCTTCGCCTTCGCCATCGCCGCCTTCGGCTTCGTCGGAATCGACTTCAGCAGCCGGTTCGTCGGCAGCGGTCGCCAGTTCGGCCTTGCCGCGCAGGATCAGGCCCTTTGCCGCATCTTCCGGTACTTCGATGATGCTGCCAGCCTTGGCAATCTTGCCGTCCACGACGATGGCGGCGGTCAGTTTGATGGTTGCGGTTTTCATGTGGTCAGAATTCCTTCGGTCGTTTCAAAAAAGGGCGGCGCTTGGCCGCCCTTTCCCGTTCAGATCACTGCGCTGGCTTATGCCACCAGGTGGCTGCCGTAGCAGATGGATTCCAGGCGACGCAGCGCAAAGTCCACGTCTTGGAACACCACGATGCGGGTGCCGCCCGACTTCGACAGGCTGGCGGTGTCCACGATCATGTCCAGGCCGCC